GGTACTTGTTAAGCAACCTAGTAAATATGATTTAAAAACTTTTCATGCTAATTTTAATATTGAGGTGCAAAGTGGTAATAACGTTTTGTCTGCAAAAGATTTAGAAATTGGCTACGATAAGCCCTTATCTAAAGTTTCATTTGAATTATATAAAGGTCAGAAACTTGCTATTATTGGTGAAAATGGTACTGGAAAATCAACTCTTTTAAAAACATTGATTGGTGATATTCCTAAACTTAGCGGTGAGTTTGAATTTGGTTATCATGTTAATTATCAGTATTTTGATCAGCAGATTGAATTTTTAAATACAAATCATACTATTTTTGATGAATATAGTGCGGCTTTTCCTGATTTAACTACTACTCAGCTTAGAACAGATTTAGGTACTTTTTTGTTCTCTGGTGAAGATGTTTTTAAGGAGATTAGTGTTTTATCTGGTGGTGAAAAAGTTCGTTTGCAATTATGCAAAATACTAAAAAAAGGTCCTAACTTACTTATTCTTGATGAACCTACTAATCATATGGATATAATCGGAAAAGAGTCTTTAGAGAATTTACTTAAAGAATATTCTGGAACTTTGATTTTAGTTTCTCATGATAGATATTTTGTAAATAAAATCGCTGATTCATTGTTAATTTTTGAAAAAGGTAATGTTAAATATTTTAATGGGACTTATGAAGAATATATGCAATCTTGTGAAAATGCTCAAGAGGAGACTACTTCTATCTCTATCACTACTTCTTCTACTAAGCAAAACGATGCGAAACCTGTTAATGAATTCTTTGTTGCTAAAGAGAGAAAACGTATCGAAAATAAGATTGCTAAAATTGAATCTTTGATTGAACAAAAGGAATCTGAAATAAAATTGTTGGAACAGGAAATGCTTGCTCCTGAAAATTGTTCTGATTTTGTGAAACTTGGTGAACTTCAAGATAAGATTAAGATGATAAATGATGATATTGAGGAAAAAATGACTGAATGGGAAGAGTTGAATAGTAAACTTGATTAATTCTTAGTATACAGTTATATTTAATTGCAAATAAACTTTTTTGGGATTTATTTGATATTTTTGTTGATTGTTTCACTTTTTCAAAGTATAATATTTTTGTGCTCGTCTTCCGAAAGGAGGTGAAATTGTGGGCACAATTATAAGATTGATTGTATTAATTTTAATATATCTTATTCTTAAGATGTTTTAATTAGTACATAAAAATACTAGAGTACTGCGATACTCTAGTATTTTTTATGCTCGAATGTGAGCCACAATTATAAGATTCTTACAGAACAAGAAGTAGAAAATTTCTCGTAAACTGTAGTTATATTATACTAAATATATTTCTAAAAATCAACTAATAAATTATAATTCTGTCAATTAATTTTACATTAAATTTCCATAATAATTGGTAATATCATCTATGCTTTTTGAGTGCTTTTTTATATTCGTTGTGTCCGCTGTTTTTCGTTGATTTGTCAACACTTTAAGCATTTCGTCTAAACCTTCTCAGACTCCTTAAAACTCCTGCGGTGGATAACAAATAGATAACAAATCGCAAAATGTTCGTTTACTATTTTAATAAAGAAAATTGAAGTTACATATAATAACTTCAACTTCTATCGAATAAAAGAGAAACATTTTCTCTACACTTAGTTTAGCATTTCTTATGTTTCTTAATATCATTCCTACCATTTTTTACATCCTTTTTTATTTTATATAATACATTTTATTTATAAGCTTGTCTATCTTTTTGCTTTGCTTTAGTATTTTACTATATTTTTCGTTTGTATTAATCATGCTATTTAATATCTGCTTTTCTTTTTCGATTTCTAATACATATACTATTTTTATCACCTCTGATATTATGTTAACATAGATATGCCGTATATTTTGTAGAAATTTGTAAGATTGAAATTATTTTATAAAAACATTGACTTTCGTAATTACGTTATATATAATCACGGTGGAGGTGCTCTATATGACAAGAAATTTATCTAAAGAATATCAAACTGAAAAACAGAAAAAAGTTTATAAACAAGTTAAACTCGACAAAGAACTTGCAACAAAGCTTGAAATCAAGTTAAAAGAGCAAAACATCAGCTTTGCAGAATTAGTTAGAAATGCAATTAAAGAATTTTTAGAAAAAAATTAAAAAAACTATTGACATACGTAATTACGTAGTGTATAATAAGTACAGAAGTTGAGAAAAAGAAAACTTGCATATAGTTACAAATCTTGGCGGATAGAACTATATACAAGCTCACAACACTCTTGAAAGTGTTATTGTTATTATACAGTAAAATAAACCACTTTTCAAGAGGTAAATGAAAGGTGGTTTTTTATTATGAAAAAATATTCATTAAAAGTAGAAAATGTTGGTAGAAAGTATGTTCAATGTAGAGATAACTACAACAGAATAATAAAAGTAGAAATTAACAACTCTATAAAAGCTTTATTAAGTAGTAACAAAGAAGAACTTGTTGTTTTTGGAGATTTTTGTGATTTCAATAACGGATATGGTGTAAATAGAGTAATCAAAAATGCTATGTCAGTTGAAGAACATGACAAAAAATTAGAAAAATTAAATCGTAAATGGGAAATAGAAAAAATACAAAACAGAGCTTTTAGAATGTTAAATATTATAGAAAACAATATCGAATATTATTGGTACAAGAACGGTGAAAAAGTTGTTCTTGAGTCAATCGAGGAATTAAAGAAACTTAATATTGACGCAACAGATTTTGAAAATAGACTTGCTAATTTAAAAAACAAATATAGCAAATCACAAAATACTACTAAAGTTACTAAGACTAACAAGACATTTACTGATAGAAAATATTATGAAGAAAATTCAATCGTAAAAGTAAAGGATAAGTATGTAAGAATTATTTCTATGAAAGTTGTTAGACTTTCTAGAGATGAGGTTGAGGCAATGTATGGCGGATACTACGCTGACGAGTGCTATTATGACTATAGAGAGGTTTACGAATATTCTTATACAGAAGATGTAACAGATAAAGAAATTGAAAACGTTAAAAATGAAGAGCAGAAAAAAGAAATTGAAAAGCAAGAAAAACAAGCTAAAAAAGAAAATTTTGAAAATGCTGAAAAAGATTTATATAATTATATTCGTGCTAATTCTATACTTGAAGAAAAAAGCGATAAACTAGACGACAAAATAGAACATGCAACTGTTATTTCTGATAGATTAAAAATAACCGAAACAGAATTGTTATTTTTAATTCCGAATTGGGGCGATGGAGACAATTGGGATAATAATAATTGCAAAATCGGTATTTGCAGAGCATGTAAATTAACAGAAGAACTAAAAACATTATTAGAAAAATATTTAACAGCGAAGGAGGCTATGTAATGTCATATTCTTCGTTAGCGTTAGCTACTAACACTTACGAAAGACAAATGATGTTATATGATTTATTTGATGAATATCTAAAAAGCTTGAAAGAAGAATCTTCTAAAACATATCAAACTTACATAAATGATTTTAAGAATTTTTTTGAAAATAAAGATTTATACGAAGTAAATGTTAATGATATACAAAAATATATTAATTACAAAGTAAAATCAAAATTAAAAGATGTAACTGTATATCGATATTATTCAATACTTAAGACAATATTTAATTATGCTATATCTCATGAATATTTACAAAAAAATCCGTGCAAAGGCGTCAAAGTAAAATTTGCTATACGCTCTGAGATGCGTAAAATAAATTATTCTAAAAAATATATTAAAAAAATTAAAAAAACTTTTAAAAAAACTAAACTTTATTATATCGTATATACAGCTCTACATACGCGGAATGAGAAAAACTGAATTATTGAGAGTTCAAAAACAAGATATTGACTTTTTTAAAAGAACAATTATTGTTCAATCTGCAAAAAATCACAAATTAAGAATAGTACATATTGACTTTAAATTAGCTATTATACTATTTTTCTATTGTCGCGATCTTGACGACACAGAATTATTATTTAAACTAGATTGTAACTATGTTTCAGCAACTTTCTGCAATATAATGAGAAAGTCTAAATTGCAAAGAATATCTTTTCATGACTTGCGACATATATATGCTTCTTACTTACTCTCTAAGTCAAAAAATAAAGCTAACGTAATTCTTTCTGTTTCATGTCAGCTACGGTCATTCTAACGCAGTAGAAACTCTACGAACATATTCTCATGTTCTTGATATTGATATAAATTACGCTGTACGAGCTTTTAATTTTATATAATAAAACTCAAGAGAACTAGATTAACTCTAGCTCTCTTTTCTTGTTTATTTATACAAATTATTTCTTATATAAGCATATCTTATTTTAACAATCGATTAACTATACTTTGTATAGCATTAAAGTCATATCCTGCTTGTGATAATTTTACTCTTCTTGTATCTCCATTGCCCCACAAACCTTGTATTACTTCTCTTGCGATAGTTTCGTTTGACTTTCTGTTTGATACTTTAACATTACATAGAGCATTTACTTTTGCTTGAACTTCATTATAGTTATATCCTGCTGACTGTAATCTATTCTTTCTATCTTCTCCATTTCCCCATACACCAGCTAAGACTTCTTGTGCAATTTGTTCATTACTCTTTTTAGTATTTAAACTATGACTGTTCATCAAACTATTTACTATGTCTTGTATTGTTTGATAATTATAACCTGCAGAAATCAATCTGTTCCTTCTGTCTTCTCCATTCCCCCACAAGCCCTGTATTACTTCTTGAGCAATAGTTTCATTTGATTTTCTTTCACTTGGTACCGATGGCGTAGACTCGACTTTTTCATCAAGTTGAGCGTTAACTGTATCGGCTAATTCTTGAAATCTACTTTGCAAATATGGACCAGGACAGCTAGTTGCTACAAACATATTGTGTCTTGTTAAACTTCCGTTTTTAGTTCCGTCATAAATTAATCTAAAATTATATCTCTTACAAATATCAACACATAATTTTACTAATGAGTTCCATGCTGCATCTGATACTCTCCAATCCCCACCATTTTCACAGTTAGATACTTCTATAGTAATAGCTTGACAATCATTCTCTTGATTTGCTGATGTCCATGCTCTGTTTTCTTCTGCAACTGATAATACTATCTCTCCATCGTTTCCTATACAATAATTTGCACTAGCTTGTCTGCCTTCGTTTTGAAACATTTTTGCACATTGTTCTCCAGAAAGAACACCCGCCATGTGGTGTGGAGTTATTTTGCACACCTTGTATCCTTTTCTACCGTGGGTATAATTACTTGCACTTGCTTCTACAACCTTATTTGTTAATTCTGATTTAATCATATTCTAATCCTCCTTATTTACTTTTTTTAAATCTGCTAGTCCACCCGCACTCATCGTACTAAACACACACATTATAATTGTGTCTAGTACTGATAAGTTTTGTACTTTAAATACAATACAAACTATACTTGCTACTACTGCAATTATTAAATTCTGCAGTGGTATGTATTTATTGTCTATTTTAGTTAATTTTGTTATCTCTCCTGCCACTAATGTTAATGCAGTAATTATCAATGCTACTGTAATTTCCATAAAATCCTCTCCTTTTATATATTTTTTTAAATATGTATAATTTATCTAATTTTTTATACATATTATAAAAACGCCTCAAAACTGACCTTCTACAATCGTTTTTAAGACGTTTTTATTTCTAATTAATATAACTTGTTAAATTAAGCCTTTGTTGTGTAATTCTTCCCATTTATCGTGAATATACGAATTTCCATGCAATGACGTATATTCTTCGTATATTTCATAAGCTCTTTTCTTCTGAATCTCACTTTTAGCTTGTCCATTTTCGACTTCTGATAAAAAATCTGTTAAATATGTTTTATCTGATTCTAAAATATGTAGTTTCATTTCTTTTGTAAACTCATTTTTTAAATCTGAGATTGAATCTACTTTTTTACTTGTCTTTTTAGAAATACAAGCTGTAATAATTGTACCGAGCGTGGGAATTAATGCTACTAATATTGTTACTACATATTGCATATCTTCTACTCACTTTCTGCTACTGTTTGTGTAGCTATTTGTTTTTCTAATGCTGTTATTCTTTTCTCTAAGTCTTGTTTATATCTTAATTGTATTTTGCATAAGTCATTATCTGTTGTTATGATTGTGCCATCTCTGTATGTGTCTATTTTATCGAGAATTTTGCATTGTTCTGCTGTGCATTTGATGTATTCTGTTTTAATTGGCACTACTACAGTAATCGGATTTTCTTTTAAGTATTCTTTAAACTTAACAACTTTTTGAGCTGCACTATCTATTGTTTCTGTAAATAAAGTATAATCAATTTTGACTTGAAGAACTACTTTATTAATATTGTTTTGAATGTATATTGCAACTGCATTTTGATATATCCCATTCCACAACACTGTTCCCGCTGGATATGCTGTTAATTTATTACAAAACGTTTTACTCAATATTAAATTATCAATACTTATAGCAAATCTTGTTTGAGACGCATTCTGAATATTACTATCTAAATGACTTATTGTTTGCGTTCCATCTAATATAATTTCTCTCCAGCCATGCTTCTCATACCAAACGCCGTCTATTTTCTCGAATGTGTCTCCTTCGAACATCTTTTGCTGTATCGGCATAATTAGAGTTTGTCCACGATGTTCAACGTAATCTGACAACTCGTCTAATTCTAGCTGAAATTGTAGTTTTACATTGTTGAATGTTACATCTTTACCTACCCACATATACATAACTACATCAGTATCTTCTTCAAATACAAATTGACTCTTTTTTTCCTTTGCATTTAGTACACGCCATAGCGATGCGTACTCTGTTCCTCCTGTTGTTGCGCTTCTTACATATGCACTTGTATTAGCTTCTGCGTTTATTTCACCTTTAATCATTCTACTACTAAATACCCAGTTTCCTTTTGCAACCTTCTTTTTATCCCACTTTGTATAATTTAAGTTAGTTAATTCATTATCATATAATTTTAAATAAGTATTTGCTGTAGCTGTACCGTTTATTGTTACTTCTCCGTTTTCGTCTGTATCAATAGCCAATCCGCTAACTTCTAAATGTGCATTTTTCTGTATGTCTAGTACATTTTTATTAGATGTAGTTATCTCCACTGAGCCTTGTCCATGTTGGCTGTAATTTGTCGATTTGTTGCCTTTTTCAACTTTAAAAGTATCTCTATCTACTACTCTACATGAGACTCCAAGATATTTGCAATTTGTTTCTGTTTTAAAAGTTCCATCTTTATAACTAGCTAGAGCTTTTATAAAGTTTTTTGTGTTGTCTAATTGAACAATTCCTATATCTTTATTTGTTTTTGATGTACCGCTGATACTTATGTCAGAATTTCCACTAACTTCTATAATTTGATATAAAAAATTTTTATCCGGTGTCGTTAAATTACCATTTGTTATATAATATCCACTTTTTGCTGTATCTTTATTAAATAAGTTTACATTATCTCCAACAGCTTGTATCTCGCTCGGATATTGCAAAGATGGCATGGCACCAAACGGCTCGTATTCTGGCATTGTATTAGCTGTGTATTCTCCTTCGAGTAACATTGGATATTTTTTCTCATTATATGTTTGTCCACTTGTTGCTGAAACTGCCCTAACTCCTGTTATTGCTATTTCTTCTGTAAGTGTAAATGTATTTTTTAATGGATTTTGGTTATGATATAATATAATATCTTTTACAGTATAAATTCCTGCTTTTAACGTAAATAATATAGTCTGTGAACTATAGCCTCCTAAAAGCCACACATTGATTTGAGTATTGGTTGCTGTGCCAACATATGAATATGTTCCATCTTTATTAACTGTACAAGTAATACCAGCATTAGTTCCTCCAACCGCATTACTCATGTCGAGTTTATTATATCCTTCACGCTTTTCTTGCCTCTGTCCGCCATATATACTTATTTTTCCGATAAAACTCATCACTATCTTTTGCTATAACTGATGTGTCTACTTCACTTTGCTTTGTTAATACGTTTCTCTCAAGATAATCTATATGCTCTTGATATTTTCTACGACATAAAGTTGAAGCGAGTGGTCTTAATTCTTTACTCATTAAAACCACCCGCCTTTTCTGTTAGAACATACCCGTGTGTGTGTGTGTGTGTGTGTGTGTGTGTGTACAGCCACAAGGGTTTCAGCGTTTATTTTCATCATACTGTTTCCTCCTTCTTCAATTTTTCTTCAATCATTGATATTCTGCTTTGTTCTACTTCTAGTGTCATTTCTGATAAGTCATTGTCTATTGCAATTATTGTCTTATCAGCATATGTAGTCATGTTTTCAAGTTCTTTTAGTACTGCAATTTGTTCTTCTGTGCAATCTAACTCTAGCGGTGTTGCAAGTTTGTAATATATTTCTACAGCTTTTCCTTCATTGTATAATTCAGCTAATTTTACTTTAAAATCATCAACATTAGAAAATTCATTGCAACATAACACTATACGTTTTGCTGAATTTATAAACATTGTATTATATTTGTATCTCTCAGAAACTTTAATTGCGTTAAAATGTGTACACATATAATTTGTTGTATTGTCGTCAATATACTCAAAATCTTCAAGAGTAATACTGTTAATTCCGAAATAGTTAACGTTTTGTGAATTAGACATACTTATGTTCTCATCACCTGTTAAAATTACCTTGTCCCACTTATGCACTTCTTTTTTATTTGCTATATCAAAGTAATCTCCTTTTAGCATTTTTCGCTGTATTTGCAATATATGAGTTTTATTCACACAATATATTTCAAAACCATCTGCTAATAACTCTGCCGAAGTAATGTTTGAATTGTTATTCTTTTTAACTTGTAGAAAAATATATCCATCGTCTATTGCAGTCATTTCAAACTTTTCTCCACTTTGCCATCCACTTTCTGATATTCTCACATTTGTTGAATCTCTATAATCCAGAGTTGTTAGTCCAATTACATAGTCCAATTTATTATTTTTCTTGTTTACAATGACCTTTTGTCCTTTTACTACTTTGCACAACCATCCAGTAACTCCCGTATTTGCAGCTGAGTTCCAAAAACCTTGTGTAAATTTTGATATATCATATACATTTGCTTTTGATTTTCTTATCTCAACACTACCTTGTCCAAATTCGCTATATGATGTTGATTTTGTGCCTTTTTCTAGTTTTACATTATCTCCAACAGATTCTATCTCACTTGAAAATTCAAGAGATGGCATAGTTCCATATTGTTCAAACTCTTTATTCTCAGTACCCTCATAAACCATTACGCCATATTCTTTTAGATTGAACTCTGTTCCTGCGGTAAAGCTTCCTAAAAACAAGTAGCAAAACTCTGTATTTCGAGTTGGAGCAAATGTTGTTTTAGTTTGATAAGCTGGAATAGTAAATGTTTCAAAACTTGTCAAATCATTTTTATCTGAATATAATTTAATTGCAATAGAACAAAAACTAGCTTCTGTCCTCATAAAAGTATATGTTTTTTCTGCTTCTAATTTTATTTCAAATGAATCTCTATCGCTTCCAATATCTGCATAACTTTTTGTGCTTGTTCCTGTGCTCGTTATTTTCCCATCTTTAATAACATGTGTTAATCCGAATACCTCTTTAGTCTTATCTACTAATTTTAATAAATTATATCCTTCCCTCTTTTCTTGTCTCGTCTCAATCACTTCAAGTCTTTTCATTTTAGCTGCAGCCCCCTCACTCGTGTACGGTATCACAACACTATTTCCGCTAAACTCACTTTTTCTAAATAGCTCATTTCTTAGTAACGTATCTGTTGTTATTCTATTCATTTGCTATCACCCCCGTCTTTTTCACAATTAACACACTTCCTGCTTCGATTGTTTGTCCAAACACGACTTTGTTTGATATATTTCCATCTGCTCCAACCTCTGCAAAGTTCCCCCAACTGCCATCTACTGCTCGGATCATAATCTCATTATTGCAGAATATCTCGATATCTCCAGAATTGACAATATACGAGCACGGCAATTCGTATTCTGTATTTTCTTCTATGTCTGTTGTTACGTTTATTCTATGTGTTGTTACTTGTATTTTCTGTATCGCTTTAGTTAACTTGTCCAGTTTTTTAGCAATTCGCGTATCAATGTAGTTATATATCTTTTCTTCTGCTTCTTCAATCGCCACATCCACACTTTCTGCCATTTGTTGCATGTCCTTTAATATGTCTGCCGCTGCATTTTCATCTGTTTGATAATATATTCCCTTTTCAGTTTCTGCCATCAAATTTCTCCTTTCGCATTTTTATATCGTAAGTCTTTTACTTGCAAATATGTTTTTTTATTCTTTAATTCTTTGTAAGTAATATAATTTATGCATTTTACTTTTAATAAAAAAGAAGAACCGACGTAAATTTTACTCGGTTCCAAAACAACTTCTTGTATTTTGTTCATTTTTATATCCTCACGCATTATTTATCATTTCTTTTAATTTTACCAAATCAGTCATTGTCACATTTCCATCTTTATTTATATCTGCTGCTATATATTGCTGCTTTAATAACGTAATTTCTCCCACAAGGAATTTTTGTAGCATATCATAATCAGCTTGATTTATAACTCCATCACCATTTACATCACCCAATTTTGATTCTTGCTCTTGATTTTTATATTTCATCAAAACAATTCTATATCTTACTTCTATAGTATCTGTTCCGACATTAAAGGCTTGGCACCATATTTTTGATATAGAGTCGGAATTGGATCTTCCAACAATGATGCTTCTAGGTATATCTCCCGAATAAAGTCCCATCGCATCAGAAAAACCTGTTCCATTTGCATATCCATTCGTCTTTATAATCTTAGTTTCAAATGCTAAACATGTGCAATTTTCTTGATTGAATCCCTCCGGAAAATCAATTTCCCACGACGTCTGCTTTCCTTCTGCCTCTCCTGTTAATCTCATTATTCCTTCTATTATTGCATAGTCATCTTTTAGAATATATCCGCTTCCATCTTGTACGGAATTTATTTTTGATTGAAATTCAGCTAAGAACTTTTCAAACTCTTTCTCCATCAAATTGAGTATACTTTGCAAATCTAAAAATGTTCTTTTATCTTCGAAATTTGTTATGCCAGAATTTCCTGTTTTAAAACGTGCTAATTCATATTGATATATTCCTGCGTTATTTTTCACTATATTAGTCTGTGTTAGATTCGGATAATTTGATGTACTTTTTATTATTTTGTAAGCTCCTTGAACGAATGAAGTTTCCGTATTTTGCTTATTTAAGTCAATTTCAATTACTAATTTGCAAAATGCATTATCTGTTCCAGTGCTTAGTTGTGTTAACGAATCTTCTTCTAAAAACCTTCCTTGAATGCATACTGCTCCAGTATCAATACTAATATTTCTTCCTGAATATGTAACTTCCATTCCATTTTTATAATTGTTACTCACACCATCTTTTCCACTCAAAAATGTATTTATAAATAGAGCAAATATTGAACTATTGAATATTTGCTTTGAAAAAACATGTCCTTTTAACATATTATTTATTCCTTTCTTTTAATAATTTATCTATAAACTTAATTCTAATATTTCCACAAGTATATTTATAAAATTTCTTAGGAGTTATTTTTATAGCTGAAACATACGTATCAAGTATTATTGATTCTTTGGTTTTTATCGCCACTGGTGTTCCTATTTTTATATATTTGTTATATAAATCAAAAGTTATATTATGATTATAAGAATTAGATTTTATTACGTCTAAAGCTTTTTGATGTGCATCTTCATAATTTTCTGTATATATAGTTTCTACTTTTCCGTCTGCTCTATTTACATCATTTTGATTTGTGGTTGTTGTTTTATTGTTTAACAAATACAGCTTATATTCCCCATTTTCCTCAACTTTGTTCTTTTTGTCATATAGTACAGTAACTTTGCTAACTACATTTGTTTCGAACACTTCTGTATAATTCGATATAGCTTGTGCTTGTGTATCTATAAGTTCTTTTTTATAACTTTTGTTTTCTATCGTCATTACAAGTTGATTGTTTTCAATAGAGAAATCATAGACAATGTCATATTTTTGTGTACAATTAGTCATGTATGTATGTAAATTGTAAATATTATTTTCTACTCCACTTACTGATATTTGTTTTGTTGTATGTGTTTTTACTATAATTTTTAAAATGAAAATTTTTCTTTAAAGGATATTTTTTTAAATATGCTCCAAAGAAATACATACAAACAAACTGAATGAAAGTATAACCGTTATTAGCGATAAGTTCTTGCCTAGTTATAAATGGTAAAATCATAAACAAAATAAAACATACAATTAACAACCTTTTATGTTCCTTTTGATTTAAATGAGCAATTACTCTATTAAAAAAGGGTGATAAAACATATAAAAGTAAATGATATAGAATAT